ACTTTCAACAAGAAATTTTTGAATTGTACCATGACCTAATTACATTTGGTACTGCGGCAATGTTTATTGAAGAAGATGATGATGATTTAATTAAATTTTCAACAAGACATATCAATGAAGTTTTTATTGCAGAAAATGACAAAGGTAGAATTGATACTATATTTAGAAAATTTAAAATTTCAGCAAGAGCAGCAATACAAAAGTTTGGTGAAAAAGTTTCAAGTGATGTTCAGGGAATATTTAAAAAAGATCCTTACCAAGAAATAGAAATACTACACGCAGTTTATCCAAGAACAGATTTTAATCCTAAGAAAAAAGATAAAGAGAATATGCCTTTTGAATCTGTTTATATTGAATATAAAAATGGTAGTGAATTATCTGTATCAGGATTTAAAGAGTTCCCTTTTGTAATACCAAGATATTTAAAAGCATCAAACGAAATTTATGGAAGAAGTCCAGCAATGACAGCATTGCCTGATGTTAAGATGTTAAATGAAATGTCTAAGACAACAATCAAGGCTGCACAGAAACAAGTTGACCCACCTCTATTAGTTCCTGATGATGGCTTCTTACTGCCAGTTAGAACAGTACCAGGCGGATTAAATTTTTTTAGATCAGGTACAAGAGATAGAATTGAACCTTTAAACATTGGTGCAAACAATCCACTAGGTTTAAACATGGAAGAACAAAGACGTGATTCCATTAGAGCTGTATTTTATGTTAATCAACTTATGATGCAACAAGGTCCACAAATGACAGCGACAGAAGTGATCCAAAGAAATGAAGAGAAGATGAGATTACTAGGTCCTGTACTTGGTAGACTTCAATCTGAATTATTAAAACCATTAATTGATAGAGTGTTTGCAATATTACTTCGTAACAATATGTTACCTCAAGCACCAGAATTTTTATCAGGTAAAGATATTGAAATTGAATATGTTTCTCCACTTGCTAAAGCACAAAAATCTTCAGAGCTACAATCTATTATGAGAGCAATAGAAATATTAGGAAGTCTAGCAAATGTAGCACCAGTATTTGATTATGTTAATTTTGATAATCTTGTTAAACACTTGGCAGACATAGTTGGTATGCCACAAAAATTATTAAAATCACAAAGTGAAGTAAACGCACAAAGACAAGAAGCTGCACAAGCAGCAGAACAACAACAACAAATGGCTCAGATGCAACAAGTTGCACAGGCAGGGGGAGATATAGCACCACTAGCAAAAGCATTACCAGAAGAAGCACAGGCAATCGCTAACGCAGATGTTGCTTAATTTATGGGTGAAGCAAATAAAAAACTGGAACAATACTTACTAAGTCTAAAAACAAACTACAAAATAATATTTACTTCAGATGAAGGCAAACAAGTTTTATCTGATTTAGAAAAAAGATGTCATTATCATTCTACCACCAACGTAAAAGGCGATAGCCATGAGAGTGCATACATGGAAGGACAACGTAGCATCCTTCTATTTATAAAAGCAATGCTACAAAATGAAAATGAAAAAGGAAAATAACAATGTCAAACGAACAGATAACACAGGAAACTGTGCCTGTAGAAACAGCGACACCTACAGAAGCAGTACAACCAATAGTAACACCTAGTACAGTTGCCAAAGCAGAAACACCTGCACCACAATCAACATGGAAAGATTCAATAAGTGAGGAGTTTAGAAGTGATCCTAGTATTGAAAAATTTACAGAAATAGATGCGTTAGCAAAAAGTTATATCAACGCAACTAAAATGATTGGTCAAGATAAGTTAGTTATACCAAATAATAATTCCACAGATGATCAATGGAATGAAGTATATTCTAAATTAGGTAGACCAGAATCTGCGGATAAATATATTTTAGATGCAAAATCAGAAACTGTGCCAATGGAGGAAAGTGCAATTAAATCCTTTGCTGAACAATCTCATAAATTGGGATTGAACAATAAACAAGCTCAAGGTATTTTAGAGTTTTATAAAAATAATATGGAAGGTACAGCTCAACAATCAAAAATTGATACTGAAACTGCTCAAGTTCAATCTGAACAACAGTTAAGACAAGAGTGGGGTAGAGATTTTGAAGGTAAAGTTAAACAAGCTGGTGCATTAGCAAAAGCAAATATTGATCCAGATGTATTGGATATGCAATTACAAAATGGCATAAGGCTTGGAGACCACCCTGAAATTATAAAAGGCTTTGCAAAAATAGCATCTATGATGTCAGAAGATAAAATTCTATCAACTGAAAGTGAAAATGTTAACACAACTAAAGATTTAGAATCTGAAATAGCAGCTATTATGAATGATAAAACTGGTCCTTATTATAACAATAGCCATCCAGAACATGATAAAATGGTACAGCAAGTATATACTTTAAGAGAAATGGCACTTGCTAAATAATAAATAATTTTAATCCCTTGTATTATTATTAAAAATATTATAAGGGATTAAAGATAAGACAATTCACAAGAACCTTATTGACAAGAGGTAATAGACCCTAGTCTAACAGACTTTAAATGCAAGAGATGCCTATCAATACTGATGGAGAACTTTTCTGATTATTTTAAACTAACAATAATAATGGAGACAAAAACATGTCGATACAAATAACAACAGCATTTGTACAGCAGTATTCTGCTAACATACAAATGTTATCTCAACAAATGGGATCATTATTAAGAGACAAAGTCAGAGTTGAAAGCGTTGTAGGAAAAAATGCTTTCTTCGATCAAGTTGGTTCAGTAACTGCGGTTTTAAAAACTAGCAGACATTCGGACACTCCTCAAATAGATACACCTCACTCAAGAAGAAGAGTATCTCTTGCGGATTACGAATTTGCTGATCTAATCGATCAACAAGACAAAGTACGTCTTTTAATAGACCCTACATCATCTTACGCACAAGCCGCTGCTATGGCAATGGGAAGAGCAATGGATGATGTGATTATAGCTGCCGCAACTGGAACTGCCTACACAGGTGAAACTGGTTCAGGAACTGAATCTGTACAAACAGCGATTGCTGCTAGTGTTGGTTCAACAACAGGTTTAAACATTACTAAATTAAGAAGTGCTAAACAGCTTTTTGATCTATCTGATGTTGATCCTTCAATTCCAAGACACATAGTGTGTGGTCCTGAGCAGATTACTAATCTTTTAGGAACAACTGAAGTAACGAGTTCTGATTTCAACACAATCAAAGCATTGGTTCATGGTGAAGTTGATTCGTTCCTTGGGTTTAAATTCACAACATCTACTAGACTTGCAAAATCTGGAAATGACAGAACTGTCATAGCCTTTGCACAAGATGGTATTACTTTGGGAATTGGTAAAGATATTTCAGCAAGAATAGACGAAAGAGCTGATAAATCTTATGCTACTCAAGTGTACTACTGTCAAAGCATTGGTGCTACTAGAATGGAACAAGCTAAAGTTGTGCCAATAACTTGCACAGAAGCATAATAATAATAATAGGAGAATATAAATGACAACTAAAAATACAGACTTGGTAGCTAATTTTGAAGCTACTCCTCAAGTCGCTAATAATGCTGCCGAGTTGGCTGGTGTTATTAGAACAGCTAATGGAACAGTAGAACTTGCAGCTGGAGATAGTACAGATAATGACATTGTTATGCTTGCACCTATTCCTAGTAATGCGTCTATACCACAATTATTTGTTGGTTCAGACACATTTGGGGGTTCGTGTACATTCAATGTTGGTCTTTACACATCAGCTGGCGTAGTAAAAGATGAAGATGTTTTCGCAACATCTGTAGCTGATGCTGCTGCATTGACTGATGTTCGTTTCGAAGTTGCTGATCTTAATACTGGGTCCCAAAAAGTTTGGGAACTAGCTGGAGACAGTACAGATCCTGGAGGATACTACTACGTTGCACTTACTTTTAATGCAACTGGCGGTACTGCTGGATCATTAAACTGGAACATACATTACATTGTAGACTAGTAAAAAGAATTTTAGGCGGTGAAAGCGAGAGTGGAAACCGCCTAGAGTGCATGAAGCAGATTAAAGATTTAAAACCTGTATTACATTTAAAAAAAGATAATTATGTATATAGGTATGTGTTAGTAGATAGGTTTAAACATGATGCCAAAAACCATTATGGCTTTGATACTAAACAAGAGAAAACAGAAGAAGAAATATTTGCGTTAAATAGTAATAGACAAATAAGGCGTAAATACATTATAAGGAAGTAATATGGCATCAATTGTAGATATTTGTAATGGAGCATTAAATCAATTAGGAGCTACAACAATTCTTTCCTTAACAGAAGATTCAAAAAACGCTAGACTTTGTAATTCAAGATACACTCAAGTTAGAGATGCTTTATTTAGAACACATCCATGGAACTGTTTACAAAAAAGAATAGCACTTGCGGTAGATACTACTGCACCTACTTGGGGTTTTTCTTATGCTTATACATTGCCAGCAGATTGTTTAAGATTACTTAGAATATTAGATTACGATTCAAATTACAAAGTAGAAGGTAGAAAAGTTTTAAGCAATACATCTACTATGAAAATATTATATATTTCAAGGGTTACAGATCCTAATGAATATGATGAATTATTAAGAGAAACAATATCCGCATCATTGGGTGCTGACATTGCTTTTGGAGTTACCTCTAACAATCAAACAGCAAAAAATATGTATCAACTATTTCAAGATAAATTAAAAGATGCTAGATTTGTAGATTCAACTGAAGGTCAAAATGTAGATCAAGACTTGGGTATGACAGATGTAATTGATGCAGGTACTTTTATAAACTCAAGGTATTAACCTATGGCTAGAGTTGCTCTTGAGCTGACAAACTTTACAGGGGGTGAGTTATCTCCTAGATTAGATGGTAGAAATGATCTAACTAAATATACATCTGGTTGTGCAACCTTAGAAAACTTAGTAGTATATCCTCATGGAGCTGCGGCTCGTAGACCAGGCTCAACATTTGTTGCAGAGGTTGCTGACAGCGATAATAAAACAAGATTAATTCCTTTTGAATTTTCAACAACACAAACTTATATGTTGGAGTTTTCAAATTTAAAAATAAGATTCTATAAAGATAGTGGTTCAATTTTAGAAGGCAATAAAACTATAACAGGAATTACACAAGCTAACCCTGCGGTAGTTACAGCTACTTCACATGGTTATTCAAATGGAGACGAAGTATTAATTACTGCTGTTGTAGGTATGACAGAAGTTAATAGTAAAAGATTTTTAGTTGCAGGTGTAACTACTCATACTTTTCAATTAACAGATAAAGATGGAACTAATATAAACAGCACAGGTTATACTGCTTATGGTTCTGCTGGAATTTCTAATAAAGTTTATGAAATAACTACCCCTTATTTAACTGCACAACTTTTTGATATTAAGTTTGCACAATCTGCGGATGTTATGTATATTACGCATCCTTTACACGAAACTACAAAATTATCTCGTACTGCTCATACCACTTGGACATTAACTGATGTTGATTTTACCAATGGACCTTTTATGGATGTTAATACTACAACAACAACTTTAACACCCTCTAGTGCATCTGTTGGATCAAGAGATATAACCGCATCTTCGGTTACTGGAATAAATGGTGGATCAGGATTTATATCAACTGACATAGGTAGACAAATACATTTTAATGCTGGTTATGGAGTTATCACAGCTATAACAAGTACAACTATTGCAGTAGCAACTATTACAACAGCTTTTACAAACGCTAATTCTATTACCGCTTGGTATCTAGGATCATTTTCTGATACTACTGGTCATGCTTCCTCTGTAACCTTTTTTGAACAAAGATTAGTATTTGCAGGAACAAGCGATCAACCACAAACTATTTTTTTCTCAAAGTCTGGTGATTACGAAAACATGGATGCTAATATTGGTGCAACAATAGCTGATGATGATGCTATTGTTTATACTATTGCTTCTAACCAAGTTAATGCCATTAGATTTATGACAGCAACTAGAACTTTAATCATTGGTACAGCAGGTGGTGAATTTACTGTATCTGGTGGTAGTGTAGATACTGCAATTACACCAACCAATATTCTAATTAAAAAACAATCTAATCATGGCTCGGCAAATGTAGATGCTATAGCTGTAGGTAATGCTACATTATTTTTACAACGTGCTAAAAGAAAAATTAGAGAACTAGCTTATAACTTTGATGTAGATGGTTACATTGCACCTGATATGACCATCCTTGCAGAACATATTACTGAAGGTGGTTTAACACAAATTGCTTATCAACAAGAACCTAATCAAATTATTTATGGAGTTAGAGGAGATGGTGAGATGGTAGGTTTTACTTATCAAAGAGAACAACAAGTTACAGCTTGGCATAGACATGTCTTTGGTGGAAGATTTGGCATAGTAACACTTACAGTTTCAGATTATGCAAACATTGCAACTGCTACTAAATTAACTTTAACAAAATCAGATGGTACAACTGTAAACTTTACATCAACAACAGGTACTGCTGGAACAGATGAATTTAAAACTGAAACAAGCAATAATGCTACAGCTACAAATTTAAAAACTGCTATTAATGCTCATGCTGATTTTACAGCAACAGTTGCTTCAGCAGTTGTAACTATAACTGAGACTACTTATGGTGGTACAGGATATTTAACAATTAAAAGTTTTGATGCAACAAGATTAACAGCAGCAAATGAAAGTAAAGCAGCAATAGAAAGTATAGCAGTAATTCCAACTGATGATACAGAGTATCAAGTTTGGGTTATTGTTAAAAGAACAGTTAATGGAATAACAAGACGATATGTAGAATACTTAAATGTATTTGATTTTGACCAAACAGATAACACAACATTTAATTTTTTAGATAGTGCTTTAAGTTATAGTGGTGTAGCAGTTTCAACTATTTCAGGTTTAGATCACCTTGAAGGACAGGTTGTAGGAATATTAGCAGATGGTGCAAC